GCGGTTCAAACTGAAGGACGGCCGAACAGGGACAGCAGAGTAATGGCCTCGAAACTCAAATTCGATACGCCAGAGCCTAGTCGGCCCCCGGTGCCGCCCGCCGGGCCGCCCAGCCCGCCGATCAGCGGGTTGGAGCCGTTGGGTGGGAATTACAATCGCGACCCCAGCGTACCGATCAGCGCCGACAACACCGACTACAGCAACCGGAAACTGAAGTTCGACCCGCCGTCCGAGAAGGACAAGAGCCTCGCGCGCATTCGCGAAATCGCAGGCAAGTTGCAGGGCGGGGAAATGCTGCCGCCGGGCCCGCTCGACACCATCACCGACGCGGCGTCTCTCAGCACGTCAAGACCTATTTCCGCTGCCATCACGGCCGGGGTCAGCGGGCTCACTAATTCGTATCCGGGCTCGTCCTATGACGAACGCTACAAGGCCCTGATCCAGTACATGAATGATCGGCAGGCGCGCGGCGACGAGGCCACCGGCCCGGTCGCGCCGCTTGTCAGAGGCGTCGCGGGCCTGCCCGCCTCGATGGCGACCGGCGGCGGCAGTGCCACCGTCAACGCCCTCACCAAGGGCACGGCTGCGCCCGCGCGAACCGTTGCGGGAGCGGCGACTAATCCCGTCACGGCAGGCGTGCGGTCCAGCATCCCCGCCAGCACCACCGAGGTTGCCGCCCGCGCCGCCGTTCCGGGGGCTATCGAGGGGGCTGCGCAGAACGCCGAAAGCCTCGAAAGCGCCGCCAAAGGCGGCGCGACAAATGCCGCGTTGAGCGCAGGCGGGGCGGCGGTGCTCGACAAGGGCATGAAGACCGTCTTCCGCCCGGCCCGGCGCGCGGCCGAAGCCGAGGCCACGGCGGCGCGGGGCAGGACCCCGGAGGAAATCGCCGCCGAGGCCAAGACCCACTACAACGAACTCGACAACCAAGGCATCCGCTACGACCACACTCAGACCAACACGCTTCAGTCGGGGCTGCGCACGCTGCGAAGCAATTCGGTCTACGTCCCGCGTATGAACGCCGGACTGGATACGCTCTATGACGATCTGCTGGAGCGAGCACAGCACGGCAGCATGAGTTTCAACGATCTGGACAACGCCCGTTCGGCTATCGGAAAGCTCGCCCGAGGCTCCGACGAAAGCACCCGCGTCGCCGCGCGGTCCATCAACAACGAAATTGACCGGATGATCGGCAGCGGCCCTCCGGCCATCAATCCGAACAACATCAACGTGGACGAGGCGTACCGCAAGGCCCGAGGGCTTTCCCGGCAGAAAGCCTTGACCGAAGACGCAATGTACCACGCCGACAACGTCGAACGTAAAACGGCGATCAACAGCAGCGCCGACCCCAACAAGGCCATGAAAGCCGAGTTCGGGGCGGTGGAGAAACAATACGCTAGGCCCGGAGCCTACGACCCTCTCGCGGGGGATACCGAAGGCCGGGACATGCTGGCGCGCATTGTCCGGGGCGGCAAGGCCCAGAACGCGATGGCGTCCACCGGCAACGCCCTGAGTGGCCGCTTCGCGCCGTGGGCGGCAGGTGCGGCCGGGATCGCCGTTCCAACTGCGCTAGGCGTGTCGAAGAATGTCGATCCACTGCTGGCGACGTCGCTGGGGGCTGCGGCGGGCGTGAGCGCTGCTGGCGGCGTCAATCAGGTGGGCAAGGCGTTTCAGCGCGGCGCGGCCAATCTCGGGGAAAAAGACGTCAACGCCTACATGCGCCACCTTTCAGGCTCGCCTGCACCCGTCCCCGGTGCCGCCATCGACCGCACCGACCTCGCCAAGATCCTGTTCGCCCAAGACCTCGAACGGATCGCGCCGCGCTACGCCTCGGGGCACATCGGCGAGAAGACAGACAAGGAAAAAGCCAAGGAGAAGAAGAAATGAAAACCACCGCCGATGTGCCGCCCAATGTTGCGAGCGAGTACAAAAAGGCCCCAAGGGCCCATGCCATCGCCGAGGCGACCGGGGACGGCTACACCAAGACCAGACTGATGCAGAAGGCGGGCACCACCAAGGGCGCGAGCAGCGGGCAATACGGCCTGCCGAAATCCGGCAAGCGGTCGGTCGTGAGGATGTAATGAGCGCGTCCAACGCGGGCGTCGGCTGGTTGGTGTTTGCGGCGATCTGCCTGTTGTTTCTCTCGTTCGCGCTGCTGTGGGCGTACATATGAGGATAGGCCATGCCTTTTAACGGAAGCGGCGTTTTCCAGCGGGTCCGCAACTGGGTTGCCGACGCCACGGCGGGCATCAAAATCAGGGCCGACTACCACGACGCCGAGGACGACGGTTTCGCGGCGGGCTTGAGCAATTGCATCGCCAAGGACGGCCAGACCCTCATCACCCAGAACATCCCGTTCAACTCGAAGCGGATCACGGGCCTTCAGGACCCGGTCAACCCGCAGGACGCGGCAACAAAGAAATTCGTTGAGGACAACAGCCTGCCGCCGGGAGGCGGCACCATGACGGGCAACATCACGATTGATAACAGTGACCCTGCTGTCGTCCTCGACGCGGACGCTGGCGGCGGCGGCTATATCCAAGGCAACGAGGACGGCAAGACCCGCTGGCTGATGTATCTCGGCGACAACACCGCCGAGGCGGCAGGAAATATCGGATCGAATTTCAACCTGCATCGCTACGCCAACGACGGCACGCTGATCGGGCAGGTATTGTATTTCGACCGCGCCACAGGGCTCGGCACGGTGTTGGCCGATCCGACGGCCCCGTTGGGCATCGTCACCAAGCAGTACGCCGACACGACCTTCCATCCCAAGACCGCGCAACTATTCGCGGGCATCCCAGTCAACTCGTGGGGCGGGGCTTACACGACGGTTGCCACCGACGCCCAGAAAGCCCTCGTCGGTTCCGGGACTATGGTCATCAACACGGGGTTATTTACCCCCGGTGCTGTCATCACGTTTGTCGCTTATGGCGCTAACATGACCATCACTCTCAGCGCGGGGGTGCTGTACTGGAACAACGGCGGCGTCATTTCGACAGGTGTTCGCACACTTTCCAACGTCGGCGCGGCGACGGCGATCAAGCTGCATGACAACAACTGGGTCATCAACGGCAGCGGGTTGACCTGATGGCGGGCGCGTCCTTTCAAGCAATGATGATGGACGGCGGCAAGCGCCGACCCTTGTCGTTGAACTACTTCCTCGTCGGCGGCGGCGGCGCAGGCGGCGGCGCGAACGGTGGCGGCGGTGGCGGTGGCGGGGCCCGGCAGGGGACCGTATCGAGCCCCGCGAAGTCCTACGGCATTACGGTTGGCGCGGGCGGCGCGGGCGTGACGGCGACGACGGGTAACCCCGGCGGCGGCAGTGTCATCGCGGGTCTTGTCAGCGTCAGCGGCGGTGGTCCGGGCAGCGGCAATGCCGCTAACGGCGGTAACGGCGGCTGCGGCGGCGGCTCCGGTTCGGCCAGTACGTTCGGATCTACTATCTTCGGCGGCAGTGGCATCGCAGGCGAAGGCTATAACGGCGGCGGCGCGGCCTACACGGTGCCGCAGCCCTGCGGCGGTGGCGGCGGCGCGGGCGGGCCCGGCGAGGGCGCAGCCCCCGGCGGCAACGCCTATCAGTCAGGTTCTGGAGGTCCGGGCCTAGTCTGCTCAATCAACGGTAACACCTATGGCGGTGGTGGCGGCGGCTCAGCCTCGGGACAGGGCGCGGCGGCAGGGGCCGGGGGCTCCGGCGGCGGCGCAGTTGGTGGAGCCAACAACGGCGCGGACGCCCCTGCCGGAGTAGGCGGTGGCGGTGGCGGCGGCGGCGGGCCTCCGGGCAACCCGTTCGGCTATCGCGGCGGCAATGGCGGCAGTGGCCGGGTCATCATCAGCTACCCCAGCCCGACGAAAGCTGCGACCGGCGGCAACAGCATTTATCAATCCGGCGCGAACTGGGTGCACGAGTTCACATCCGGCGGCACGTTCACGTTCGACGTTTAGGAGAGGTTTCAGATGCACCACGCCACGATCTACATCGACCCGACCGGCGCGGCTCCCGTAGGCTTCGCGCAGGCGGCGGGCATGCCGGGCGATATCCGGTTCAATTTCAAGACGCAGGGCAACCTCGCCTACCCCGACGCCGCCAGCCTGTACCCGCAGCTCGTGCTGCGACCGTTTACCCGGCCCGACATCCACGCCTACGACATCGACATCGACGACCCCACGGGCGCTTCCGGGCTGGCGACGATCCCCGGCTACGTCATGAACGACCGCTTCAATGTCGAGGTCTACGCGCGTAACCCGACCGGGCAGCCGCAGCGGATGCTCGCCGTCGGCCGCGTGGACCTCAATGGCTGGGCCTATATGCGTTCCGGGCCTCTCGGACCCGCCTCCTACCCGATGCCTCCCGCCGGCCCTGCGGGCCCTGCCGGTGCGGCCGGACCCGCCGGGGCTCCCGGAGAGGCGGGCACGCGCGGATCGCGCTGGTACACGGGCGCGGGGGCTCCTATGGCGGTCCCGGACGACCGGGTGGTTGGCGACATGTATCTGGACGAGAACACCGCCGACGTCTGGCGCTGGGACGGCGGCGCGTGGCGCGGCTATGTGAGGTAGCGGCGTATGTGGAACCCGGAAACCAACATCAAGGGACCTCCCGGACCGCCCGGTGCCGACAGCACCGTGCCGGGGCCTCCGGGCCCTGCCGGGCCCCAAGGTCCGGCGGGCGAAGACGGCATCATCGGCGTTGACGGGGCTCCCGGCCCTCCGGGCCCTGCGGGTCCGACAGGTCCGACGGGTCCGACGGGCCCCACCGGCACGCCAATCTTCGCGGGCACGTCGCCGCCCGTCGGGGCCCCGGACAGCACGCTATGGTTCGAGACCGATACCGGGCTGCTTTATTTCAAATACAACGATGGATCTTCGACGCAGTGGGTGGTGGTGCCGCCGAGCGTCAGCGCGACGTCCATCGGGGCGGTGGCGTATACGCCGCAGAGCCCTGCGGCTTCCGAGCAGGTGCAGGCGCGCAAGAATGTCTACGCCGCGCCGTTCGACGCGATGTCGTATTCAGGGCTTCAAATAAATGGCGGTATGTCGGTTAGTCAGGAACTGGGAACCGTAGGAGCCTCCGTAACTAACGCAGCGCCAAACAAGTATGTCGTGGACAACTTCGTCGCCAGCATCAACCACAGCACGGGTGCCGTAACCGGTGTACAGGGTGGCGAGATAGCCGTGGCAACCGGAACGACGCTGACAAACTATGTCGGCCTAACGGCGACGACCGGCTTGGCATCGCTTTCGGGCAGCAATTATTTTTCGCTTCTTCACCGGATCGAAGGCTATCGCGCCGCAAGACTTTGCTGGGGCGGGGGTAACGCCCAGCCCATCACCATCGGTTTCTGGGTCATGGGGAACGGCGCGACAGGACACATGTCGGTTGCCGTCCGCAATGCTGCGGGCAACCGCGCGCACGCGGTAGATGTTACGGTCGCTGGCGGCGGTACGTGGGAATGGAAGACGGTCACCATTCAAGGCGACACGACCGGGACGTGGGAGAAAACCAATCTCGGTGGCATTGAAGTGTGGTTCACGTTTGCCGCCGCCGCGACGTGGCAAGCGCCGACCGGGACGTGGACGGCCTCGGGGGCCATCGCGACACTTGCACAGACCAACCTCGTCGCAGCCAACGGCAACGGCGTGTTCATCGGCAACGTCATTGTCCTCCCCGGTATCGAAGCGCCGACCGCTGCGTATTCATCGTTCATCATGCGACCGTTCGACAACGAATTGGCCTTGTGTCAGCGGCATTACCGCAAGTCGTTTAATTATGCGACCCGACCGGGGCAGGCCGACAGCCAAGGCATGATGTTGATCTACCAAGACGGCATCACCAACGCGACCCATAACGCCTATTCGTATCAGACGAACCTGCTGATGCGAAACACGCCGACCGTCACGATCTATTCACCATCAACCGGCGCATCCGGTAAGGCCCGGGATTATCTGGCCGGAGCAGACCTGAATTCAACCGCGTCTAATATTGGTGCGCAGGGCTTTGATTGGAACGTGGTCACAGCAGCAGCGGCGGCGACCGTATATCTGGGCGCGCACTACGTCGCGGACGCGAGGCTCTGATGGCAGCCCTCGATTTCCCATCCTCTCCGAGCCTCGGCCAGATCCATCCGAGCCCTGCGGTATCAGGCCAGCCGCAATACACGTGGGACGGCGAGAAGTGGACCTCCGGCACCGGCTTCGGCAACATCTACATCTCCGACAGCCCCCCTGCCGCGCCGGTTGGCAGCTTGTGGTGGGAGAGCGATACGTCGATTTTGTACGTCCGCTATAACGACGGCACCTCGACGCAATGGTGTCAGGTTTTGAGTGGGCCCTCGACGGCGCTGCTGTACACGCCGCAGACGCTGACGGCCCCGCAGCAGGCGCAAGCGCGGGCCAATATCGGCATCAATTCGCTGGCGATGGCCGGGCAGTGCCAGTTGGTCAAGAGCGGCGCGAACCTGCTGCTGAAACCGTTCGGCGGCACGGCGATCATGATCAACGGCGTGCAGTGTACCATTCCGTTTGCAGGCGTGACACTGGCCCCGACCGGACTGACGGTAAGCACGCTGTATTATATCTACGCGGTGGCGACGGCGGGCGTGGTGACCTCGCTCGAAGCCTCGACGATGGGAAACGCGACGGACATCAGCGGCACCGTCAACACGGGTGTCGAGATCAAGTCGGGAGACCCAACGCGGTCGCTGGTTGGAATGGCGTATGTTGTGGTGGGCCCAGCTTTTGTGGACACAACACTCAGCAGATGCGTCCGTTCATGGTTCAATCGGGTGCGGATGCCGACGGCAGGGGTAACTCACGGTGTTAACGTCGCGCTGACGGGATCGCTTGTTGAAGTAGCTTCCGGTGCGCGATGTAGTTTCATCTGCTGGCCTGACGATGCCATTCAGATGAATGTCAACGCCAGCTACTACACGACAGCGGCAGCCACGATCACGCTGCAACCCTCGCTTAACGGGCAGGCGTTAGGCAAATCCGTTGTCATCAATGGTGACAGCTCCGGACGGGTTTTGCTGGCTCCGATATCGTCAACAGGTAATCTCAGCGATGTGGGCATTAGCCCCGGACAACTAATCATTATGGGCCTGTTCGGCAGTGGCGCTCCCGCAGGTGGCAATCTCTATACGCAAACCAACATCACCGGAATGGTGGGCTAGATGGCTTACGATTTCCCCGATGCCCCGACCGTCGGCCAAGCCTATCAGGGCTTCGTCTGGGACGGCGAGAAGTGGCAGGGGCAGGGCTTCACGATGACCGGCGCGGTGCGCTACGACATCGCGCAGGGCCTGACGTCGAACCAGCAATCGCAGGCCCGCGCCAATATCGCGGTGACCAAGAAAAACTACATCATCAACGGCGCGATGCAAGTTAGTCAGGAGAACGGGACAGCAATCGGTCTTACGAGCGGATACTGGCCGGTAGACCAATTTCAGTGCGCGTGGTCTCACAGCGGGGTATTAGCTTCATTAAAATTCGATCTCACCAACGGCGGGGCTGTGACGCCGGGTGGTTCGACAAGCCGGCTCAGGGTCGCGATTTCTTCGGGCAACGTTGATACTTCGGTGGCTGCGGGTGATTTCGCCTATGTCTATCAAGCCATCGAAGGTCAGCGTATCACGGATTTGCTGACAGGTACTACCGGGGCAAAGACAGTCACGTTGCAGTTTGGTGTCAGAGCGCCCGCAGGCACCTATTGCGTGTCATTTCGCAATGCTGTGATTGATCGCACCTACATCGCCGAGTACATCATTTCGGCTGGTGAAGCTAACCTTGAAACACTGAAGTCGATTACCATCACGCTCGATACGACAGGGACGTGGGCCAAAGACAACACCGCTGGATTGTATGTCGGATGGTGCCTGATGGCTGGCACGACCTACCAGCAAACGGCAGGAAGCTGGCAGGGCGGGAGTAAATTAGGTTCGGCCAATCAGTTCAACTTCGTGGGACAGGTACAAGCTTTCGAATTGTTCGACGTCTCGCTCACCGAAGGCAGCGTCGCGCCGCCGTTTCAGGTGCCGGATTATGCGAGCGAGTTGGCGTTGTGTCAGAGGTACTACTGGGGCAATACGGCGGCTATAACTTTCTCTGGTTTTGCCGCAACAACAGGTGCCGCATTCGGAACGATCAAGTTTCCGGTACCGATGCGTGCATCGCCAACCATGAGCTTCCCGGGCACGCCAGGAAATTATGCCGTCTCATCTCTTACAGTTAACACTGCTAGCAATGGCGCACCGAACATCCCTGCTACTGTTCCCACTTGCTCAGAAAGCTCCGGCGTACAGTTCAACCTTGCGGGCGGATTAGTGGCGGGGCAGGGCGTCATCATGCAGGCAGCAGTCGCCAATTACATTAAAGCAAATGCGAGGCTCTAATGATGTCCGAATATCAACTCACCGCAAGCGAAGAACCCTGCGCCGTCATTCGCGAAGTCGATGGCGCGTGCATCCCGCCCGACATGGCGAACCGCGACTACAACGGCGATGCGATGCAGCCCGGCTACATCCAGTGGAAAGAGGCTGGCGGCACCCCCGACCCCTACGTCGAGCCGCCGCCGCCGGAACCCGCACCGCCGACCACCGAACAGCAAATTCTCTACGACCATGAAAATCGGGTGCGGGCCCTCGAAGGCGAGCCCCCGCTGGATCTGGACGAGTTCGTGAAACAATTGAGCGGGTGATGGTTGAAAGCGCCAAGAGCTGGATCAGGGAAAACTCGACGCTGATCTACTTCCTGATCGGGCAGTTCATCGCCATCGGGGCCTTCGCCGCCAGCGGCCTCGCCTACATGGTGAAACTGGAGACAAGAGTAGCGATCATGGAGACCAGAGGCGCGGAGTATACGGTAGCCCGGATGGAAGAAATGAAATTGAAGATCGCCGTGCTGGAGCAGCAGATCGAGAAGAACGAGCGCAGCATCGAGCGGATCGTGGACACCATGACGAAACGTCTCAACATCAACCCGTAAGGAGGGTGTGATGAACGAGGACAGACACCTAACCAAGGCAGGAGCCAATCTGATCCACCATTTCGAGGGCTGCCTGAAGAAAGAGGGCGACAAATACAAGGCGTATACTTGCCCTGCGGGCGTGCTTACCATCGGCCACGGCCACACCAACCATCACGGCAGGCAGTTCAATGCAACTACTCGATGGACCCGTGAGGAATGCGACCGCGCGTTTGCTGAAGACATGGAGGGATTTGAAAAAGCGGTTCGCCGCTTGGTCCGAGTTCCGCTCACAGCTCACCAGTTCGATAGCCTCACTTCGTTCTGTTATAACTGCGGTGAAGGAAACTTGGCGAAATCGACCCTCCTTAAAAAAGTCAACGCAGGCGACCACGCCGGAGCCGCCAAGGAATTCCACAAATGGAATAAAGCCAACGGAAAAGTCCTAGCGGGCCTTACCCGGAGACGGGCCTCGGAAAGCCTGCTATATCAGGGCATCCCCGATCTCGACTACGACGGCAAGGCTGACCCCAAGCCGCCGAAAGAACCGATGCCGCAAACCGTCGATAACCCGGAGGATTGAGCCATGACCGACATGTTCACTGGAATGCCGTTCTACTGGCAGGGCGGTGGCGGTGGCGGCCTTGGCGGCCTCGGCGGCAACGCCGCGACCGGGCAACCGGCCATGAGTTCGAGCCAGATCAACGCGTCAATGGGCTGGAACCCGTACGCCTCGTTCAACCCGTTCGCCAACACTCCGGGCGGCTTCGGCGGCCAGACCGACTACTACTCCAATCTGGGGGCCGCCTTCGGACGGCAGACCGGGGGCTTCAACGCCAGCCCCGGCTACCCGAGCGGCAACGTCCAGCGCGGAGCGGATCTGCCCGCGCCAGATACCAGCGGGTATGATCCTTTGGGCGGCGGCACCCCGCCGGGCTACAACCCGTTCGACAGTTCGACTTACGGCATGCTGCTGGGAGGCTGGGGACAGCCGCAGCCGCAAGCACAGCCGCAAGCCAGCAGTGGCGGCGGTATCGGCAGCGACGCGCTGCGGGACCGCTTCGCGTGGCAGCTCGCGCAGTCGAGCCCTTACGCGACGCCGCAGCACGCGCCGCAGACCTCGGGGATGCCGAACCTCGGCTACAATCCGGGCATGTCGAACTGGTTCGCGAACTTCCCCCAGAGCACCAACTCCGTGGCCGACCGCTTCCAAGGCGGCGGCTACTACCAGCCCGGCCAGCCCAGCCAGTATTACGGCGGCTACATGCCGCCGAGCTTCCAGCAGCCGTTCAGCTTCGACCGGCCGGGCGGGGCCTTGCCGTTGGGTGGCGGCGGTGGAGGACCCGGCGTCTACCAGAACGATCCGTTCGGCGGCCTGACGGGTGCGGGCGGATAGAAAAAAGCCCCGGCATTGCTGCCGGGGCGTGAGAAGTATCCTAACCCATTTACCGCAATAACTTTAGTATTGTCCGCGTTGTTGCGCAATGAAGTCTTTGGTGAGTGCAATTTGCATTTCCGCCGGGACTGTGAACCCGTCAGGGTCCGTCCAGCCATAGTCCAGAGGCTTCGTCATCGGGCCCTTCTCCCACGCCTCCAATTTCGCCCACATGTCGGGGGACGGGCTCTTCGGCACCAGCGCCAACTGCGGCGGGGCGACAAAACGACCATTCGCTCCGCGCTTGCGCGGTACGTCAATGAGCTTCACCATCGGGAAAAGCGCGGCGTCGGCCTTGCAGTGCCGCCCGCCTTGCATCACCAGCAGGCCCCGGATCGCGTCCGCGTAGTTCGCCGGAAACTGGTTCGCGGCGACCCAGTTGTAGACCGCCGTGCGCTGGCAGCCGGTGTACTGGCATAACGCCGCGACCCCGCCGATGCGGTCAACGCATTCTTGTACCGTCTTAATTGGCTTGGGCATGGTCTTTAACCTCCTTGAGTTTCACGACTGGGAGCGGGGTCGAAGTCGGAGCCGGGCCCTGTAGAGACAGCGGGACGAGCCCTTGGAAGCAGGCGGCAAAAGCAAGATAGTTCATACCGTCTACGTAATTGTCGAGCTTATCCGGAGAGCTTTTACTCCGGATCAATTTTACGCAGTGCAATATCATGGCGACGTCGCGCGCCGTGAGTTCTTTACCGATCACCACCGAGGCGACCGCAGCGGCCTCCCGGAAGTTCTGGTCGATATCGGCGGCGTTGTCGTACTCGTTCCCCCTCGCGTTAATCAACTCGAACGCGAGGGTGAGAAGGTCGCCCGGATGGGGCCTGTGCTTGTCGGTCATCAGAAGGGCTCTTTTCCTTTTTCATCGACTTCGCCGTCATCGAACGCCGATCCGGCACTGGGGCGACCGTCGAGCCGCTGGCGGCCCTCGGACTGGATCACTTGCAAATGGTTGAGGCCGAAGGACACGCCCCTGCGGCCGGTGTGGGTCCACGCGAACGGCACGACGTTGGCCCGCACGAGCTGCCCGCTCCAGACTTCTTCCGGCAGCAGGATATCCTCGCGGCTGGCGTCAACGACGCCGGGCTTGTTCTTCGACCACGGCGAAATGAAGGTATGCCCGGCATGATAGCCGTCATAGGTCTTCTCGCCCGCGTCGCGGAACGGCATGTTGACCTGTTTGAGATTGATGTTGTCGCCAAACTCTTTCTTGGCGGCGTCGATGCAGGCGGCTTGCAGCGCCTTGTAGGCGGCGGACTTCTGCTGCGTCGGATCGAAGATCAACGAACAGGAGTAGACGGGGGCACCGCCTTCGGCACGGGGTCGCGGGGTGAAGATGTTGGCGAAACTCAACGTCGCATAGGGGGTATTGATACTAGCCATAATCTGGTTCCTTTTCTGATCTGGTAACAGGGTTACAAGGCGTCGAAATTAGCTCCCTGTCAAGCGGTTTAATTGCCATCTGGGGAGGCGGTAGATGTGTAAGCCGTTGCCATTGGGGACGCGCTGCCGCTCGACGAGATAGCCGCCGAATTTCGGCTTGCGCAAATCTCGCAGCCGCGCCGACACCGACGCCTCCGGGGCGTCTACCTCGGCGGATAACTGCGCCAGCGTCCACCATTGGCCGTCGGTCACGGCCTTGAACACGGCGGCCAATTGTATCCGCAGCCGGTCTTCATCCAACGTCGGATCGAACGTGTCACCGCCGAAGGTTCTCCTGCTCATGTGAAGGGCCCTCCATCGTCAAAGGCTGATGCCGCACGATCCTGATGCTTGGCCGCGAAGGCCCGGCACTCGGTCTTGCGGACGCACCAGCGGCAATGCGCGCCCGCGTTTTCGGTCTCGTCGCCGTTGACGATCTTCAGCACGGCAGGGTTCACCACCAGCGCCTGCCAGTCCCACAGCGCCCCCATCGTCGTCGTGTACGAGCGCAGGGCCTCGCCGCCGACGCGCGGCTGGCAGATCGTCAGCGTGACGTTGGTGAAAGTCCGGTTCTCCCGGACGTGTCCCGCCAGCGCCAGCGCGTAGAGCTTGAGCTGCGGCGTGCTGGGATCGACCACATGGCCCTTGCCGAATTTGAGGTCGGCGATGAACATTTCGTACCCGGCATGGACACCGCAATCGAGTGTGCCCCAGACTTGGCCCTCGGTATCCGGGACCATCAGGCGGTGCTCAAGAAAGACCGCCGCCTTCGGCAGCTTCATGAGTTTCTGGACATAGCTGACGTAGGGGTTCAGGGCCCGGCACATGCCCGGAGATACGATGTAGTCGTCACCCTCGACGGTGATTTTATCCGGCAGGAAGATATCCCCCCGGATCGTTCTTTCGGCCACCGTGTGCGCCGCCGTGCCCTCGCGGGCGTACCTTGACGAAGGGCGGGGGATACCCTTCGTCAAGGTGACGCTCGCGGAGCAGTTCAGCCACATATCGGCCGAGGACGGCGAACAGGCGGCATGCGTGCTCATTTGCGCTTCTTCTTTTCGGTCGGCTCAATCGGGATGGTGCGGATGATGGCGGGCGGCGGCCCCGAAAGGTCGATCATCCGCATATTCCCGTTCATGCTCTTGCCGTTGAGTTCGTAGGCCAGCAGCAGGGCGGCTTTCTTGGTGGCCTCGTCGGGGATTTCCGGGTTGTCGATCCCCGCCGACGCCGCGACGGGGATCAGCACAAACAGAACCGCAAGCTGCTTCTTCATGTGAGGGCTCCGCTATCAATCGCCTCGCGAATCGGCACGAAGGCGTCCGCAGGCAGTTCGCGGAACGACTTCGCGCCGTTGCCGAAGCGGGACAGCAGTTCGAACACTTCCGCCTGATGGCCGTTGGCGTAGGCTTCCTGAAGGTCGTTGATGGTGCGCTGCCGCAGCTTGACGATATCGGCCGGATCGGAGAACGGCTCCTGCGGATGCTCCGGGGCCGGTTTGGCTTTAGCCTTCTTGGCGGCACGGACCTTCGCCATCTTGTCCACCGGCTTTTCCACCGGCTCGTTCACCGGCTCGTCCACAGGGGCAATGACCTCCGGGACAATGGCCTCTTGGACAGGTTCGGGTTGAGCCGTGGCGGTCTGTGCGTGCGCGTAAGTCTCCGTAGCGATTTTTATGCCGGACCTTTCCAGCAGGGCCGCCATCTGGTCGAGTATTTCGTTAAAGCCTTGGCCTTCAAACGTGATCTTCACTTGGTCTCTCCTGTTGCTTCGAGGGGCATGCCGATCCGCGACTTGGCGAGGTCGGCGACGACTTTGATGCGGGGGGCCATCTGGCCCATGCGGGGGGTGTAGAGCTGCTTGTATTCGAACACGCTGACCAGCTCGTGGCTGTCGCGGTCGAAGTGGACGAAGTAGGCTTTGGTGTCACCATCGGTGACCTTGATGACGATGGGAGTGGGCTTATCGGGTACGTTGTCGTTCACTATTTCGCTCCGGTCTGCTGGGTGTCGAACAGTTGGGTGAAGTCGCGCGCCTTGCGAACGAGCAACCCGTTGACGAGGTCGTCGATAGTCCCGGCCGCCGACAGCATGCGGGCGACGACGCCGTCGTGCTGGCCGATGCGGTGGACGCGGCAGGCGGCCTGCGCGTTGTCCATCGGGGTCCAACTACTCTCCACAAAGACCACGTCGGAGCATTTGCATTTGGGCCCCACGAGAGTAATCGCGGTTCCGGCCGCCTGAATGTTGCCGATGAAAACGCGGCACCGGCTATCCATCAGGAACTTGTCAACGGCTTCTTCGCGCTCTCGCGGGGTCGTGCTGCCCGTGAGCACTGCGGGGGAATACTCTCCGAGATGTCGGTGCAGGGCAGCAATGACGTCGGCGTGGTGGGCGAACACCAGCACTTTGCGATTGTCCGGCAGGCTATCGAGCATATCGACGATGTACTCGGTAGCTCCCCGGAGCTTCGCCAGCCCTAGCATCCGCCGCACCGTCATCAGGCCGACATGCTTGTCCAGCCGCGCCAGCGCCGCCGTCATGACGTCGAGGCTGGCGGTCGCGCCCTCGCGGGCAAACACTTCCGACAGGGTCTTTTCCAATAGCTCCGCGTCGTGGCCGGTCAGGGCGCTGCGGTCCAGCGGGATCGGGATCTGGTCCCAGATGATCGCGGGCAGGTCCTTGAACACGTCTTCCTTGCGGACCCGCAGCATGAACGGGGCGATCAGCTTTTTG